CGAATGTTGCTGAAACTCCACCAACAGTTATTGCACTTGGTAAAGTAGTGCCTCCACCTCCTTGACCACCTGCACATACAACAATTCTTCTATCGGCTGCGGCTGCACCTAAAGCCTGAGATGAAAATGTGTATGTTGTGCGATTAACAGTATCACTATCACTACTTACCTGAGATACAGCAGGAGTTGTAGTTGCTCCTCCTGAAAATTCTATCGGCCTCCAGACATTATTAGCATTAAACTCTCCAAACGAGGTAGGAGTAAGTTGTTGGCCGTCAATATAATATATCTGTGAAAGATAACCATCAAATTCTTCAGTATTGCTTTCATTTGCTCCGATAGTTTGGCGAACCGTATTACTGATTTCAAACTCATCACCGAAAGAAGGATTTGTTTCGGTATCAAAAGCAGTGATCTCAACGCCATTATGGTAAATACGAAGTCTGTCACCAGCCGTAGTAAGAGTTGTATCCCAAGCAAAGAGCAGATGCCCCCATGCTGCTGAATCACGGAAAACCTGAGTTGTAATATAACTAACACCACTACTATCAATGAACGTCAGTTTATCACTAGCATTGAAAGTGATGTCATCACCAGCACCAGCATTGAAAAGCTGCTGAATAGAGCCAACATTACCTCGTTTGTACCAGAGCGAAAGGGAACCTGTCATACGGTTTCCTGCTGAATGTGGGTAGCGATACAGGTACGGGCTGTCATCATCGTTATAGCGAACACTGTTATCGACAGTTAAGGCATCATCACCCTGACCGCCGACACCTGATAAAAGATTATTCTGGAAAACCACGAACCGCTCCTATGCGTAGGCTAATGTTGCGACCGCCTGAATACTGGTAGCCGATCTAACAATATAATCAATCCGGTCAAGTGCCGCTGCTGTTGTCGTAAGAGTCGGGGCAGTTCCGGCTGGAAATTCCCAGCTTGTACCGTAGGACATTGTTCTTGAACCTGTCCCGTCCTGTACTACAAAGACACTGCCTGTCTGCCCTGCCACAACGTTGGTGGGGTTGGCTAGTTCAGCGTTGTGTGCCAGTGTAACGGTGAAGTTCTGGCTCGCCGCAAAGTCAGGAGTGATAGTGGCAGAAGATGTAAGAGTTCCTATATCTGCTATCGAAGACTTGGCAATGTGAAGCTGAACGCTGGGGTCAGACACTCCTATCCCAAGATAACCCGTAGATTCAAGACGCATCTTTTCAGCGACAGCAGATCCTGCTGCCATAAGATTGAAAGTTAAATCAAAATCCTCAGAAGCTGCTGAAATATCTGTAGTCACAGCATTAAGAGTAACCCCGGTTTCGTTGTTGCCTGCCGTTGTCTCCACAACAAAAGCAATGCCCGCACCTATACCTGCTGCGGGCGTGGCGCTTGATGTGCGTGTCAGCGTAAGGGGATTAATAACAGTTGTGGTGCCGCTGTCCTCTATCGAAGAACTGACACCAGCCGTAGCTGACACTGACCCTGTGGCGCTGAAATTCCCAGCGGTTGTTGTGACCCCGGCGCTCGTAATGCGCGCCACCTCTGCTGCCGCAGATCCTGAAGCCATGTTCTTGAACACAAGATCAAAGTCTTCATTACCTCCTGTAACGTCGGTACTGATAGACTGAATGCTGGTTCCAATCTCGTTATTCCCGGCAGATGTTTCGGTAACGATATCAATGCCTGCACCTATTCCTGCCGCTGGAGTCGCAGAGGTTGTGCGCGTTACACTCAGGGGACTGATGACCGTGGTTGTACCGGAGTCTTCCTTCTGGGCATCAAACCCGTCCGTCACCCCCAGTGCCGTAAAGGACATGCTCGCCGTAGCGTTATAAACCTCGGCAGCCCCGTCACAGTAAATAATGGCAGAATACCCAGACGCTATCGTGACGGTGTTGCTCGATGCCTGTGTCATTATCACCGACTGGTCTGTGCTATTCTTTATGATAAAGAATGCTTTGGTGGTAGCAGGGGCAATCGTTACAGTACATGTGCCTCCCGGTGTACCCGTGAAATTGACCACACGGTACATGCCGTCCTGCACGTTGCTTGCCCCCGACGAGGGGCTACCCGTTTCTACTGTCAGAGTATGAGTAGTTCCGGTCAGAGCTACTGCCAGCGCGGCTCCTATCCTGTCAACAATATCCAAGTTAAAGTTTGTGGTGTTGCCCCATGCGCCGGACTGATCACCACTTGCCATCTTCTCGATGCCAAAATTGTCTGTATATGTACTAACCATTTTCTACCTCACGCGGCTATTTTTTCCCACTCAGGGGTTTGACTCGGTGTAATTGTAGTCCAGCCCGGTGTCTGGCTTGGACTGATTTGCGCCCATGAAGGCGTTTGACTTGGAGTAATCCTACCCCACTGCACATACGCACCAAGTGTTAATTCGGCGCTCACACCTGTAACACCTATCACCTGATCCGCTACACTAACACTTCCTGTTGATATAGTCGATAATATACCAGTAACTGATACGGTAACACCAACACCTTCAACAACAGTCTCGCTTCCTGTCGCAAAATCCGCCTGCCTGCCCGAAGGTCTGATCTCTTCAGGAATGACAACGTCATAAGAACCAATGGAAGAATCAGTCGAAACATCCCCCGACTGCTGGGTAACCCCGCTGCTTACACTCTCCGATCCCGTGGAGAGCGCCCCTTCCACCGCCCCCGATGTCTGAATAACATTAGCCTGCGGCGTGTAGCCGCCAATGGTAAAGGTTATTTCATTAGCAGTTACAACAACAACAGAAGTGGTCTGGATAGTAGAGGAGCCGATAACACTGGCGGCCACAACCCCGGTAGGAATAATAACATGTTCGGAGCTTATATCGACATGCGCCGAAGACCCCCATGTGCCGCTGCTCCATGTCTCGCGGCCCCAACCCTGCATGACATAAAATTCAGCAGCAACGCCCGTGACCTGTACGGGGGCTTCCTCGTTCCACGCCCCGCTGCTCCACGTTTCTCTTCCCCACCCGTGTTCGACAGGGTTTTCACTAACGCCCCACTGGCCGCTATTCCATGTTTCCCTTCCCCATCCGGTGGAGACCATGATAACTTATGCCAATCGAATAATTGAACTGTTTGCGTCGTTGGTCGGATACTGAATCGTAAAGTCTCCTGCGCTCGAACTCTTGTCTGAGCCAAAATCCAGAACCGCCACGGCTGGGTCCGCATCCACATAGACATGGGTGGTTGATGTTGTACCAGTAGTATCATCACTTAGTGTTGAATTATAAATCAGGGCATAGCGTGCACTGGCAATAGTGGAAGAAGCCCATGTGGTGTCGGCAAAATCCAGAAAGGCTGTTGCCACCGAACTGCTGTTGTCTCCCAGATCAAGGACCACAGTGGTCAAGGCCGCGCCTCCTGCGGAGTAAACGCCGCCGCTACCAGTCACCTCGTTTGAGGTGGAGTAGTTTGTCGTGTCCTGATCAAGGGAAGCACTGCTTGTAAACATTGCCACCTTAAAGGTGTGGGCGGCGGCGTTGACATCTCCACTTCCCACGTCAGTGGTGTTCTGTACCCATCTGTGGACCCCAGCGAGAATTTCTCTCTTGAAAGATCCGCACATTGCGTTTGCCATACTAGAGTCTCCTTATAACTTCCGCTTCATTGTGTAACCCTTCCTTCATCAACGTATTGTAAACCGTTGTTCTATCTGACTGAATTGCTTTCTTCATGCAGTTTACAAGCTCTTTCTTTATCTCATCCTGAAACTGTAACGCCTGCTCCTTTATTACAGCGGGAGCCGTGTCTGCAATATGAACAAACCTTTTGATGGACATCTCGGCAATTTCCTCAGGTGTATGTCCCCGGTTGTTCGAGGTCCAGACCATAGCGTCCCCCAGCGTGCCGCCGCTTACGTTCCCTCCGATCATGTTACGGGTATCCTTAGCTGCCCGCCAGTATAGACATCTTTCCTCATACGGCCTTCTCCAAGATTCTTGAGACGCATAATAGATTCATCGTACCGTGTCTTGTAGTATAGCATAAGTTCCTGATCCCCCTTCATAAAAACATAAGCCTCGATCAGACACGCATAGAGCAAAGCATCCGAAGCGTAGGTTCCAATCCAGCTTGTCGCGTTGCTGCTCGACAGTCCCGTAGGCTGGTAAAAATAATGTATCTCCGCCACATAAGCCTGATCGGGGACAGGAGCCAGAAGAAAGTTCAGCGAGTCGTAGATCGCGTAATAGAGGGGGCGACCTGTTTCCGTTGTCAGGGGGTAGCTTTCCTGAAGAAAGTTTACATCCTTGTTCTCCAAGAAGTGATACTGGTTGGAAAGAACAATAGACAAAGAGAAGGGGGCAATCCAGTCGGTCGGCATCGTCAGGAACTTTGTGCCGGAAGTTATGTTGCCTGTAGCGTTGGTGCGGAAATCAGGAAGCTGCACCTCGTAGAGAATGCGCTCTTCCGCGTTTGATATGAACTGGTCTATCTGGGAAACAAATGTCGTTTCGGTATTGTCTACATAATCCTTGATTGCCTGTACCAGTGTTGTGTAAGTCCATGCCATAGCTTAACTCGTTGTTACCGTCACTGTTCCGATTGAAGAAGCGATGCGTGTTGTCTGCATGGCTTCAGGTCCAAGGACAGGATAAGTGTTGCCGTCCCCTACCGGGTTCCACGAAAACAACCCCCGTCCCGCCATACCGCCCTGAGGGCGCGGGTCCCATAGAGCCTGAGGATCTGAAATAGGGATAGCACCCAGCCAGTTCTGAGGCTGGTCCGGGCTGTACACGTCACGCCCTACCCTCAGTCCTGTCCTCACACCTTCATGGGTGGTGTACAGCAAATCGTTCAGAGGATAGCGAAAGCCCGTCAGATCACAAAAACCGTATGCGTATTTCCCCCGTGCGTAATTGCTCATCGTCCGTAATACTCCGTAAACGGAACCATGCGGAGAGGAGCCTTAACCCTGTCCTCGCCCGCCGCTATGTTGTACTGCTCTTCATAATCCTGCTTCAGACCGCCTATCCGTCCTGCCGCTTCGGGCTTCTTGAGAGCAATGTTATAGGCCAGCCCCGCAACCAGAGCGGGAATAAACCGGGCCGGGACATCAAAGTCATTTGATCCCTTGTCCCCCGTGTCCAGTATGCGTCTCTCGCGCCAGAACACAAAGCGGGCCGTGCTGTATGTGGAACTCGCAGTGGGGTAGACATAGACCACCGGGGCATCCCGCTGTCGGTCCACCCAATACTGATTGGGCCTGCCCTTGGTGAGCTTGTTGGGGATTGTCGCATAGGTTACGGGAGAGATGCGCGACATGGCGGCATCAATCTGTTTGGATGTATTCCCCGGATCTGTGCGGATTACCGCGTCTATAATATCAATGGTGTCGGCATCAAGGGTATAAGACGCCGTCCCTTCGACAAATGCAACAAACTGCTCCTCGATTGTCCAGAGATTCAGTCCCCTGTTCTGCCACTCAAGAGCAAGAAGATTGAGGCTCCGCTTGGCTGTCTTGAGATCATAGCCCGTTCTGAGATCCAGCCCCGCCCGCTCAAAGGCTTCCTGAGTAAGCTCGTTGATATCAAGATTAAAAGTTGCAGTTGTTGTAACAGCCATTATCAGACACCGCGTCTACGCCGAGCAAGCTCATGCATTGTCTCGCCTGCTTCACGCACCGACATATCTCCTCTGCGCCCAAGTTCTCCAGCCATTGTGCCGCGTCCCGTTTCGGTCAGACCCCCGGCATACCCGCCCATGTTGTAACCGGGGACAACACCCCCCGTGTCATACTTCATGGTCCTTTTGCTTGGAGCCTTGGTGTGACCTGCTACGGCAACGCCGTCCACAGGGCATCTTTTCGCCCCTCCTTTTGCTGCGCCCCTCATGCCATTGGTCCGTATGTATCAAGGCCCTTGGTCTGACGGATAACATCACCGCCCTTGTTGAGGCCGTAGGCAGCTACACGCCGTGGCTTGGCCTCCCCGATATCCCCGCCGTCATTATCAACAGGGACCGGAACATTGCCGTAAGCCGCGTCCTGATTAATTTTATTGAGCTTCGCTGTACGCGGGTGCATGGTACTCATGCTTTGGATCTCCTCTTGGTTGTCTTCTTCTTCTTGAAATTGTAGGAACCCTTGGGCTTGCTGGTCGCCTTGGCCACGTTGCGTCGGCCCTTCATCGACATTTTCTTTCCTGACTCCTTACCCCGAGTCATACCAAGCTGCTCGTCTTTACGGGCGTTGTAGCCCTGTTTTTTCCGTGCCATTTAACTATTCCTTTGTTTGCGCGCTTCACTCATGGCGATTGCCTTCGCCTGTTTGGGATCGGTGACCTTCTTGCCGGAACTGCTTTTCAGCGTACCTTTCTTGAACTCTGACATTACAATCCCCACCTTACCTCCCCTATTATATTTACGTCTCATCAGAAGATTCCAGTTCCCTCTTATAAAACCGTAGCTCACCCCCTCCAGTATATTCATCCCTTTATCCGGAATACATGAGTGTAATTTCCTTGAGAAGATCCGCATCGGCAGGCATGTCGAAACTCATGGAGCCTGCGAACCTGATGCCTTCTCCTCCTATGTTGGGATAGTTAACCGTCCCCGCCGTATTGCCGGGGTTGAACTTCAGACGCTCCGTCCCCGAAGCTG